GTATCATTTTAGCCTCCTTTCTTTTAAAACATTTTTCCATTGGAAATTGTTATGTAAGTAAAACTTAAACTTTTCATACCGGAAACGGTCTGTGAAGATAGTAGTTCCGGTAATTTACCACATAAACAAGTTATAACTCACTCCGGCACCGAAGTACAAACCACCTGGATAACTATATCCTGCCTGCAATCCCAATCCCCAGCGTTTCTTCTTCTGTAAAGGTGAAAGAGTTATAATTTCCTTGTCTCTGTACACCTCCATAAAATCAAGGCTGGGATTATATCCACTGACTACCGCCCGGTAATCATCGGTCTTATACTCCTTGCTTGTGATCGGTATCAGTACCGGGATAGAATCCCCTTCTACGGTTCTGTCAGTCGTTGTATCTATCAGAATAGGTAGATATACCGTATCGGTACGTTTCAGAGTCTCTTTTACCGGCTTAAGGATTGTGTCTCTTACTGTGTCCCGGATATGTACGGTATCTCCTTTAATATAAGCCGGTGACGGCCCGTGCGGATTACAACGCATCCACACGAGAACACCTATAAGCAGGCAGACTAATATCCAAGGGAGGTACTTCATAGGATACTTTCGTTCGAGGTCCATTCCGAACTTCCCAGCAATTCATTAAGTTCTTTGCCTTCATATACCGGATAAGGATAGACTGGTTCTTGTGGAGTTTCCTCATCCAATAACGGCAAAGTCATAGCGCTCGGGAACATTTTTTCGTAATTATCGACTTTCATAATCACCTGAGTACCGTCTACGCTCTTTCTCGGGATTAAGTGTAATTCGTCCAATACCGACTGAGGTATCTCGTTAAGATTTACTGTTGGGAATACAATGTATTTCATATGATTTACTTATTTAATTACTTATCAAACTAATTATACTTGTTCCCAAGTAACACTTCCATCCTCATTGAAGATAATTCTCTTACCTGCTATCTCAACTACTGCGTGAGAAGATGAACCTATTATTATCTGATTACTATCGGATACTTCAACATTATACCCTATAGCAATAGAATTTTCTATCGTTGCAGGGACACTCTTCGAATGTAGTTTAGCCGAATGTCCGATACAAATATTATTCTGACCATCAACATCATAATTGTTCATTGCATCCATTCCTATAGCGACATTTCCACCACCCTCCATGTACAATGCAGCATTAGCTCCGATCGCAACACAGTTAGTGTTATTACGTATACCAGCAGATGCCCCGACTGCGACACATTTTGTTTTAGCAAAACTTGAAGAGCCGCCACTCAATGATCTATGCCCTATAGCTACATTATCGGTAAAACTATTATTATTTGTCTGCCCCAGCGCATTTGTTCCAATTGCAACATTACGATCGCTTTCCTCTTTAACCTCTCCTAATGCATCCTTTCCTATAGCTACATTATCCTCTCCTTTTTGTATATACCACGCTGCGTCAGAACCTATCGCTATATTTCTATCGCCTTCAACTAGACGAGCTAAGGGGAAGGTTCCTATCCCGATATTCCTTGCTCCATACTTCATAGAGCTTAACGATCTCTGACCTATTGCAATGTTACGGGAGCCATTCTGATTCTTCGCAAGAGCATCGGTTGCACCTATCGCAACATTCCACCAACCTGTAATGTTATCTGCCATTGTGCCTCCTTCTACATTTTCGTAGTGCTTATTGCTGTCGGAATTAAGCTCTATCTCTATTGATGCCTCGTTCTCGGAAACAACTTTGCGAAGCTCCACTCCATGTATGCTGCCATCATATACCGACGAGGCGGTAATCTTAAGGTTACCACCATCCGCTATCATCCCAACATAAAATTTACCTAACGTGCCATTGTAGACATCGCATAATCCTCCATCACCGATACTTACACAAACATCCTTTTCATTTGTTCCGACTTTGGAATAACTTAATATCGCAACGTACTTATCGCCTTCGGTGGTAGCGTAGTTAAAAGTGAGAGCATCTGTATTGCCAGTAGTGTGTGTATAAACACCATCTGTATATATCCAATTATCTCCACTGCCAACAATCGAGTTGATAAGGTTGTCACTAAGATATAATTTTTTACTGATTTCTCTACGAACACAAGTTGAAATGCCTTCTATTTGAACACCATCATCAGGAGCCACAAACCCGTCAGATCCAACCTTAAGAAACTTCCCCGCATTGTTTATTCCTTGCTGTTTATCAACTTTATCGTCTATTAATCCAGGCTCTGATTTGTATTCAACATTTGTAGGCTCATAACTTATTCCAGCCGAATTCGCACAATAGACATATAAATAATTACAATCAGTAGGCAATACCACCTCAAATGGACGGTATTGAGTATTAATACTTGTATATCCGTCACAAGCATTAACAATTGAATCGGGTACGAAGTTATAATCCTTTACAGGTAACACGGAAGCTCCGTGAGACGTATCTATTGGTGTAATCATTATAGTTCTTCCTGCTACAACAGGGATAACCTTGTGCTTTGTCAATCCATAATTTCCATTAGTTCTGAAAACTAAATCACTACTTGTGATTAATCCGCTCTGATAATCATACAAATTCAAGTCGATTACTTGAGCTTCAACACCAGTAATCCCATCAATTTCCGAGTTTACCTCCTCAAAATTCCCATCTATCCCTTGCGCAATGACTCCCCACTTTTGTTCGGAGTCTTTTGCTATATCAAATATCTTTTCCATATTATTCGTTTTTAATTAATGTTTCATTTGAAATTAAAGTATCGTTATTCAGCATTGTCAAGTAGCTGGAGATTACTATGTTTATCTTCTGGGGAGATTTGCCGATATTATGGATTATCAAATCCCATTCATTATTTGTTTCTGACCAATTAGCTTGTTTTCTGACTTCGGTGTAATTATTACCATAAGTAGCTTTAACTAATTCGGATGTATTATCATTAAGCAATATATTGGCTGTTACATCAACACCTTTGGTAATATAATCTCCCGGATATATTCGTTTACTCCAACTATTACTATACCACTTTATTTCTTTTATCAAGTCAGTCCTACCACTAATTATTCCGGAGTATTGTCATAAATGGCCATTCCCGGATACAGAGTGCCTAGTTTACGCTTCTTCAGCTGGCGCTCGATTAAGAATTTACTCATGGAGTAATGAAAAAGCATAAAGGAATAGAGCGCTAAAGCGGAATAACCGTTATTGATACCATACCTAGCGATTGTCAATCCTGTGCCTAAACTAGTAGAACTACCTCTATTGATAGCTGTATCTTTATACTGATATGTTGACTGATAACAAATCTCTCTTTCCTTATTGATAGATATAGCAGTATTAGCTGAATAGGAATAAGCAAACTCTCCTTCATTTATATGTTCTAATAAGAATGGAGTATTAGCATTTTCACCTGTAGCGTCACTTATAACAGAAAATTGAGGAACGGTTACTATTGGATATGCTCTATCAAAAACAACAGTGTAATCCTTCAACCCCAAATCACCTACAAACTGACCGAAGTCATCTACTCCGTCAAAGCAAAGAGCCTCTGCGAAGTCGGGGATTTGCTCAATAACTAATTTAGACCAGTCAACATTGGGAGTTTGAGCAACAAACCCGTGATTTCCTTCTGTATTAGTTCTTGCAGGTAACTCATTTATTCCGTTTACTAGATTAACCCAAACGCCACCTGTATATGTAAGCATACCCATTTCAGGTATTCCGGATACTCTAACTTTATACGCGGGGGAAGGAGAATTAGTATAGCATAACCAAAACCCTTTATCATAATCAAAAGATTTATCAAGATATATCTTACTAGAGGTACGAACGATGCCCTTAGTACCGTAATCTTTCATGGTACTAAAATCTTCCGCATACTTACCAATACCACTTCCCAGATTCCAACCAATATTGAACAACTGCAAGTCTCGGCTATTACCACTATAATCAATCAGCTTATCACCAAACTGTGCATGATTATCGTTAGTAAGACCTTGCTTCTTCACATCGTAGTAAATATCAGGTTTAACATACTTGTCCAAGTTGAAGTAGGCGATTACTTGATTAATTTCGTCAGTGGTCAATACTCGTTTGGCGATGAAAGTCCAGTACCAGGCAACAGAGGTTGTATGAACAGTACCAAGAGTAGTGTGCTTGAACCCCTCTACACTGAAATTAGTTCTTAGTGATTTGTAAAAATCGCCTGCATTTTCAGTAGTATAATCATTCTTGTCACCTAATATATTGTTTATAACGGTTAGAACACTCTGTTTAAGGCTATAACCATAAATGCCGGTCTTATCAATATTAGAAATTCTATTAGAAATCCAATTATTATCGGAAGTTCTTATATAGTTAGTAAATCCTTTGCCTTCTACATTTGAGTCAGCAGTTATCTGGTGAATCATGGACACCACCGTTAGCTCATTGCTTCCGCCCAGCATCTCGGATACAGGATTCTGACTTACAATCATGTCGTCTACTCCGTCAGTAACAAAGGCGCCTTCATATTCTGGAAGAACTTCAATAGTTACATTTACACCTGTTATTGTATTAGGAATATCAGTCGACCTTTTAGCAAAACCAAATCCTACCCAACCATAATTATCAATTAAACTTCCATCATTTGCAAATGACTTAGGCAGTTCATAGATACCGTCAGAGTTAATAACAAAACCAGATGTAACCGTTGCATCTGTAGAACTTAGATAATTATATTTTATAAGAAATTTATCAGGTTCTAATCCAGTAACTTTAATTTTAAAAGATGTTACATCTTTATTATAATCAGTTAATTCTCCATTTTGTTTTATATAAGAATAAGCCCAAGCAGCAACAGTATATATCTGTGTAAAATTATACTTATTATCATTAATAGTATAAATATAACTACTGCCCCCACCAGGAGCTTCATACCTCCATGTTTTATTAGCACCGAACACTACTGGATAACCATTACAACCTGACATACCCTCATACGCAGCATTAAGTATCTCAAAATCCCCTCCCCTGCCAGGAAGTTTGTTCTTGATGATATTGCGGTCGGGATCAGTGTTGCTCTTGCCGTCAGATATCCATACACCTACCAAGGCAGACAATACATCGGGAGAGATGTAGGGACGGTCGGTAGCGGAAGAAGCTCCCGGAACTCCCAACCTAATCGCATTGAAGCGGATAGGATCAAGCCCTATCGCATCAAGCCTAATCGGATTTAATCCTATCGCTCCCATTACTCTTCTGATTCAAAATATTGGGCCTTGACCGGCTGCGTTTCACATTCAATCTTGATGTATTGTCCGGGGATTATTCCGACAATCGGACGGGCGAACTTCTTATCGTAATTTCTACTCTCTACAACAGAGAAGTTTTCTCCGTCATAGCTTATATACACCCAAAGCTTACCTCCTTTTTCAAATGTGATCTGCAATCCTATTTCTGCCGAATTTACTTGTACAGTATCACTTATATATTTACGTTCGCCTTTAGAGAATGTTATATCTGTTAATGCCATGATTGTTCCTCCTATTATTATGATTCAAATTTGATATCGTTAATTCTATTCAACCACCCTCGTTTGAACTTGTTGTTTGCAGGACGTTTCCGGCAGATGTCCTCTATAAAATCAAAACGAGCAATCTTGATCCGATCAAATAACTCGCGTGGATTCTTAGAATTAACTGCCGAAATAGTTTTTGGTCCGACAATACCGTCAGGAATTACACCGACCAATTCCTGCGGGATCTTGATACCATGAATACCAGAGGCCCACACCCAATCAACGAGAATATTAGCAACTGATTGAGATTTTATCTCGTCAGCCTTCCAACGGTCCCAATACATTTTTTTCATGATCTCTGTCCATTCCTCCTTAGAGAGATTCTTCAACCTTTCTATTGTTGGTTTTGGATAGCCTTTTTTCTTGCAATAAGCCTCATAGGTGGAGATTGTTACTCCCATATTGGTAGCTCCTCCTAAATCATCAGGATCATTTACGAAACCACCTTCCCATTTTAAGATGAACGGTGCCAATTCTTTTACATCTGCCATATTTCTTTCCTCCTATAAAATCAATGTTAATACTCCCAACGCCAGACCCACGCAATCACAGATGATGTCTTTAATTGAGAACTCTGTTTTCTTACAATACTTATCGTATATCTCCTTCAAGATGAAGATCACGACGGTTATAATGATTGCTTCCCATAGTGGCACAATTCCAAAAAACTTTGATAGCCATATTACCAAGTTCTGGCACACTATAATGTGAGCCATGCCGTCTAATCCTATCTTGGATAGAGATTTACTGATTAATGTCTCAATTCTATTTATCCAATTCATCTACTTCCTCCTTTTCTATAATTTCCTTCACATCCTCCTTATCAACCTTAAACACCTTCTTACCAAACACACCCAAAGCCCCGATAAGATTGATGTTAATCCCCTTTGGCTTCAGTATATTCCCAACGATTGAGCATCCCTCTATAAAGCATACCAATAAGCAGGAGTACACATCAATAGGATATTCATTATGACTCGCTACGCTAATCATACAGACCATGCATACGAAAGCAAAGTAAGTAACCATTTTTCCCATGGTCGCACGAATTGCGCGAGAGAATCTTACTTTATCACCCATTAGCATGCGTTTCCTTACTCCGAACAGGAGATCACAGAGAATTACCGCACACGTAACAATCAGCCATGGAATCATATTTTGCAATGATTCGGCAACAAACGCTCCGGCTATTGCGGCGAAACTGCCAGTAGTGGTATGGATTATCGCTTCTTTCATATTAGACAAGTCAGATAAACAGTTAACAACGAAATTACCTCAATCCAGAACATAGGCTTCCTTTTGACAAGAGTCGCAATGAAGTTACCCGTCCAGTTCTCACTCATGGAGATAGCCATGTAAGCAATAAATCCCACCCATAAGAAGAGCCAATACCAGGCATTACAACCTACCCATATTTGAGAGAAGATTAAAGACATGGCAGCGCCAATACTATGTGATACCTTCTGACTTCCTTTAAAGTTGGGAGACACACCTAGCACTCCCATTCCGGCAACAGAAAGGAATACAAGAAACTGGCTGTTCTCGGAACTGGCTTCCAATGCAGCAGGAAGAAGCAATGCACCGGAACCGACCATACAAAGAGCAAACCAAAACTTATGCGTCAGGGCATAATAGGTATCACTGATTGAATAAGGGATTTCTTTACCCTTCTTTATCATAGCAAAGACATACCCGGCGATGAGGATGAATGACATTAATACTAGTAAAATCATAGGTTTATCTGTTTTTTAAATTATTGATTTACTTTTGAAAGAGCTTCGTTGACAGCTACCTGAACAAATGCTACAAAGTTTGTTTTCACATACCCTTTGATTTGTTCTGCCTGTTCAGGAGACAATTCCACTTCACCGTTCTTATAAATGTTTTGCGCAAGCTCCAATTCTCCTAAATCAGAAGTTTTTTGGTAAATCGCATTACCTAACATTTTTGAAATATCAAGTGAATTCTCCTTTCCCTCGATATCCTTTACTTCAATTTTTCTAAAATCTATTTTCATAATTATTATTAGTTAAGCTACATTCTTACCTACTAACATTACTGTAAACCATGCGTCAACCAAGTAACCATTTGCATGAATCAGTCTTACCTTGTATAAATCACTATCAATTCCATACGTCTGAACAAACGCCCAATCACCTATAACATTTCCAAAAATAAAACTATTATTATGACCAGAATTTGTACGAAATTGATAGTCTCCTGTTCCAAGTCTTACACAGTATACCTGTGCACCATTTCCCCACTCTCTCACTATATTACCACCACTATCTATGATTCCAGCCCATAACACTCCAGGAGCATTCCAAGTCTCTCCATCACGTTGATAAAAAATATGCGATCCGGCGCTTCTTATAGCAACCCCTGATCCACTTTGAGCGGTAATATCTAATGCAACACTAGTCGGAGAACCTGTATAAAGGCGGATGCCGTTGCCTCCATCATTACGGATCGACAATAATGCATCTCCTGCTCTGTTTAACTCCAGAAACTTTGTACCAGATATGTTAAGAGAGATATTAGCATTAGTTTGCCCTGAAATCTCCAACCCTGTTTTACTTACGTTCCATTCCCCAATCTTCGCTCCCGCAGTAACCACTAGATTCTCCGTATTGATATTCTTTGCATCAATCATCGGAACACCGTCAACCTCTTTAAATAGAGCTATATCTTTACCTGTGTTAGTGCGGATTAGAGTACTATTAGCAGTCAATATCAATTGACCGTTGGCAGTATTTATTCCACCATCAGGAGTCAATTCAAAACCTGTCTGGTTATGCTTGATACCTCCTTCAGTTATCATCCAACCCTCTGTCTTCTCCAAGTTACCCACAAATATCCCCGAAGTACCGAGCACATCAATAGTTGCGTTCTGAGCCAAAAGGACGTTGGTAGCTACGTTCACAAATTTACTGAATTCTTCCCACTTCGTTGAATCGAAAGAAGAAGTAGATGTATGAGTAACCTTACAGAGTTTGTTCTGACCGTTATAGATCACAGTATCTATAAATGCATCATTATGATAATACTCAGTATTTGGTGCCCATACCCCACGAGGGCGAAGCATAGCACCAGGTAGGCCTGTTTGTCCTTGGCTCCCAGTAATACAAACCGGATCGCTTTCCCATGTAGAATTATCCGTATAAGTGACCTTGGTCTTAGACCATAAGTATTTGCCGTTTTGCCACGTGGGAGAAGTGCTAGACCAAGAACCACCAACCAAGGAACTGGAAGAAGTCGAAAGGTAGTATAAGACATCAACAGCACTTATCCCTACGCCATCGTTCCCGCTAGGCCCCTTTCCGCCTGTCACACATACGGGGTTAGTTTCCGTATAAGAATTGTCTGTATAAGTTATAATGGAACGTGTCCAGATATATTTACCGTCCTTCCATGCCGGAACTGTAGTAGACCATGAACCACCCGTAGTGGTACTATATGATGTAGACAAATAGTATTGCTCGGAAACACTCTTAACGCCAATTCCCGTAGCCCCCTTACCACCCGTAACACATATCGGATCGGTTGTCGTTGATGCGCTATCTGTATATGTTATTACTGACCTAGTCCAAATATATTTCCCATTTTCCCATGTCGGAGGTGTTGTACTCCAAGAGCCACCAACCAAGGAATTAGAAGAAGTAGATAGATAATATTCTTCGACAATGCTTGAGACTCCCCTACCATTATCTCCAGTACTACCTTTACCTCCGGTGATACAAGCCGGATTGGTTTCAATAGACGAACCGTCTGTATAGACCACTTTGGTTTTACTCCAAATGTATTTCCCATCTACCCAAGTTGGTGAGTTCGTAGACCATGAACCACCGGAAAGGGAGGTTGAAGAACTGGAAAGATAATAAAGAACATCAACGCTCTGTACACCTTTACCGTCCTTTCCTGCTTCGCCTTTTCCCCCTGTAATACAGGCAGGATTACTTTCTACAAAGGCGTCGTTTGTATATGTAGTTTTTGTCTTGCTCCATATATACTTGCCATTAACCCAAGTAGGTGTATTAGTACTCCATTCTCCACCGATTAACTCGCTAGAAGAGGAAGAAAGATAATAGAAAACATCAACCGATTTAATACCAAGCCCATTCTCGCCAGCTCCACCGGTTACGCTAATTGGATCGGTAGTAGTCGTTGAATCGTCAGTATAAGTAATAACCGAACGGATCCAGATATATTTGCCTTTTTCCCAAGTTGGGGATGTCGTACTCCAACTTCCTCCTGTTAGTGACGTTTGAGAAGTGGATAAATAATATTGCTCTACGATACTTTTTACTCCTTTCCCTGAAGCTCCGTCTTCCCCTTTAGATATAGATTTCAACCAGTCCGTAGAAGAATCTGACGGTTCCTGCGTAGTAGTAGACTCAATACATATCCATGTACTGCCGTTATGAGTCACTTCATCGTAGTACCAGTATGTGTCGGATTTCCATTTACCCTTGAATGCCGGAACGGGAACCTCAGTCACACCGTCACTGGATATCTGCCTGATAGTTCCGGTCATATAGACTCTATTGAGATATGCGCTATGACCGGACATATCAATGCCAAACAGCTTCAGGTTAGATAAATCGCCTAACTGCATGGCTATCATGTCCTTCGTTATTTCCCAGTTATTAACACCCTTAAGGAAGCGGATATAATTCTGTGTAGAGTAACATGACTTCTGGCGCTCAGCGTTAGTGAAATTACCGTATGCGACAAAATGCATCGCCTTACAAGGATTGAAAGTATATCCACTACGGAGGACGTATTTAAAAGAAGAGTTATCTATCTTTTCTGTAATCCGAAAATACGCAGTTTGGAAACCGGTATCGTTATTGAATACTCCCTTACAGATATCATTAACCTCTACTTGTGATACCTCCCCGGGTTCCAGCTTTAAATGAACGGTCTTGTTCGCTGCATCCACTGATTCAATGATACCACCGCCGGGAGCATTCCATTCTTCACCGGATACAATAGACACACGGTTATACCGCAACTCCGGTACTTCCAAGAAATCACGCAGACGCAAGGACTTTGCGTCAATATGGCCTTCGGGAGTAATCAGCCAGCCTAGGAGGTTCTCGGCATAATCTAGAGAAGATATATTTCCTGCAATTGCTGCATTATTGGCTGTAAGTTTGTCAAATACCTCTAGGATATTGGCAGACACCTCTGTTGCAGTAACATCATCTGTTATAATACCTTCCTTCACTATAATGCCTTTCAAAAATGATATTAATCCTAAAGCTCTGTCATTCTTTGTTTTACTAATAGAATAACTAATTATTTCCTGAAGAACTCTCTTTGCGGAGAATACATTTTTATCAGAAGGAAGAGTATTGTCATTTTCTCCAATCACATACACGCTTGTTCCACCTCCTCCGGATGCAGAGCCTGAATAGGTTTGCCCTTTATATGTGAGTGACTCCAGTTTACTCTCTATCTCACCTATACGCGAATATGGAGCTGTTTCACCGACTGTATAGATCGGGTGATCGTAAGGAATATCCAGCGGCCATTCAAAACCTATGATACGGGATTGTCGTCCTTCCGGGAAATAAGCCTTATTTATCAGGTTGACTTTAGCCCCAACTTCGTATGTACGAATATTGCCCTCATTGCAGATGAAATCAGCGTTCATCTCGCAATCGTAGGTAGACGGGTCAATCATGGATTTCTTTACGTATTCCTTTGCCTTTTTGAGTAGATTCTGTTCCGCTTCTGGTAACATCTGCTCTGAAATAAACGCTGTATCAAATCCGTAAAGAATATAAGTGTCAGATACAACAGGATAAAGGATATCATCCGGAAGATACCGGCCATAATCATCATTTCGTGTTATCTCGAATGTAGTTCCGCTATTACCGCTCTCTTTTAGAGAGATAACAAAATCAAGGCCGGCCAGTTTACCTGTCTGGAAAATTAAATGGGGTTCTTGACCATTCAACACAAAATCTTTCGTAAAGTTTTTTAGTCCATTGTCCTTAAATGTGTAAATAAGGTACTTGTTTCCTGTCTTATTGCCGTCATTGTCTTCCTCCTCCTTTTCATCACTGGTGATACTGGATACGGAACCGATATATTTAGGATATTCATCCTCTAATATAACAATTTCTTCAATAGCTTCTTCTTCCGGCATTTCGACATTATTCGGATTGTCATAACGCGAATCTCCGATATCGATACGCTCGCCTGTTGAACTATACCTATAAGCATCTATATAAGGAACATCTTTTGGTAACATAAGACGATTTTGAACGACACCGTTCAGAGTAAGTTCTTTATCATCTTTACTGAAATAGTTATCAGGAATTTTACCCTTAATGATATTGTTGATAATATATTGGTTACCCATAGAAGCTGTTACCCCTTCCGGCAGACGTATGACATTGGCGTCCTCACCTGTTAGCAAGTCAGGATTATAAACGGCTGAAAAAGTCCTCCCTGAATTTGCTCCGGACAGGAAAGTTACAGAAGTGTTCGCCGATGCGGACAAACATTCAAGCTTAACATTATTTTCTCCATTCCTTCCAATTGTATATACTACCGTTTTCTCTGGATGATTCAGAGAAAAGCTAAATGTAAACAAAAACTTACAATTATTAGCCTTTTCAGGAAGAAAGAAATCAGTGTCACTAAAACTAATAGTAAAACTTGAAACTGAATCATTGAAAGCTTTCTCCTGAATATCCAGTACTTTCTCCACCTCTCCTACATAATAGACTAATGATAATTTAGCCTTAAAATTTTCAATGTTTGACGTGAATCGGGTGCTAAAGTATAGTAACATTGAATTGAATGAGATATGGTACTCACTAGCAGGCATGGAAGAAGTAAATACATCCGTCATAACCTTATATTCTTCCTGTGCTCCCACCATTTCGCCCTCTTCAAATATATTCATACTGATAGGAGATATTCCAGCATGAGAAACGGAAGGAAAGAACCTTATGTTTAACGGTCTTGAGGTATCGGATATATCTCTCCCATTAACCTTCTTAACATCAAATATCAAATCTTTCCGGTAAGTAGCAGGGATGTTTCGTGTAGAACCGAAAGCGTAGATACGGGTAGCATAAGTTGTCTGACTATCGCTGCGTGTCATATTATTGACATTCACATTCTCTGTGTCCGTCAAGTCACCAGCTTTGAAATCAACAGGGGAACTGTATTCACAACGCCCGAAACAAATCTTATGATTCTCTATCCACCATTCACATCCCCACGCTTCCGCCATTTGTGTGAGCGCATCTATTAGATTTACATTGTCATATGTGACTAATTTAGCGGAATTTTCTACCGTATCATCAATTTCCCAAATGAAGTCCTTATCCCTGAATTTATAGCCAAGATATTTCAAGTTATCAAGAAATATATTCAGGTGAACATCTAAAGTGGCTGTGAGATTCCACCCAGCCTCACGGCCGGTTGTTTCAGGTGTGTAGAAAAATTTCTTGTTCTTCCATTTCCAGTAGTAGGCATCAAGCCGAAGCTCATAGTCGTATGCACCTGTGGTTGTATTGTAGGTAGGTTTATACAGGTCTACTACTTCAAATATTCCCAACTCATTGTCTATGTAGTCCCCTAACTTGAAATAGATAGGACTGGCAAGGGAAAACTTTAGAGTTACATAATCTTCCTGCATCAAAAGGAAGTGTCTTTTCGAACCCTCATTGATAGGAGTCGAAAAGCGAATGTTGCCGGATATGTCTTTGATGTCTACTAATTCCATAACACACCAAAGTTCGGAGATAAAAATCTCAAAACATAAAATCCGGCAACCCTATAAACCACAATTTGCCTATTGTGGCAATTTTACTCTCTATTACCCGGATTCGGCTCGTTTAGCTTTACTGAGATCTTTGAAAACGTCCTTATTGTATTGATTCCAAAAGAAGCGGACCTAATATAATACAAATGATATACTTCTTCGCCTAACGCTGGGATCTTGACAGTAAATTCCCCCTTTGTTATCTCATTCAGAAATGCTTTATACTTAGCTATGTAATCAGTTGGGGAATTCCCTTGTAGGGTAAAGATTAGCGTTAGATCCCGTTCGTCAATCTTCCGATTGGCTATAATTATTTTCTTCCCGTCCTGTAAACGAGATTTATTCTCTATAATTTCTTTCATTGGAAGCGGAGCGTAGATAGCTTCAATGAACCCGTCTCCCATTCTCACGCCCCACGTCGCAAAAGCGTCTTTATTGTTAATTAATAAGTCAACCATATATTATAATTTTGATGTATTACGTTTAACTTCTGCAATATCTGTCTCAATATTCTTCAATGACTTGTTCATGCTTGTTGTATCATCATGAATACCTGTCAACTCTTCATAAGACAGCCTTAACAAATCCCGTGTCTCACTAGCAATATCCTTTATCCCTGTAGTATTGGAAATAATAGGCAGCATATCAGCTCTCAATTCAAGAATAGACATCGTTTGAAGCTGGTTCTGATTCTTAATCTCTTCTCCGGCAATTTGCAAAGCAGTGAAACGTCCGTTAAGTTCGTCTATTGAATCCTGAGAAGCAGTTGCAAAGCCTTTCTTCGACGATTCCTGAGAAGTAGCAGGAGTATCCCACCCAAATGTTTTAAACATTTCTTCTCGATCATGCATCATATCTTCTACAATCTGTTGATACTGTTCTTTGAGAAGGTCTGCTTCGTTTTTAGTAATTTTACTATCACTTCTCGCTGCATCGCTCCATTGCTCATAAAGAGCATTTATACGGCCTTGATACTGACTAGCGACTAACCCAGCCATGATTGACTTACGAAGATAATCCTCAAAGTTATCACACATATCTTCAAAAGAAGTATCCATATCGGATAACTGATCAATAAACCCATTGTAGAAGGAATCAAAATCAACCCCTGTCATGGCTTGATTAAGAGCATCCCTCAGTTCATTCGCTTCATCTTTACAGGCTACGATGCTATCCAGGTTTTCACGAATTCTGGCATCAATTAAACTCCATGCTTCCGGCATTTGGGACTGAATGAGGAACAATTCATCTCCTGACAAACTATACAAGTCTGTCATGGAGCTTATTGATTTACCTAATATGTCGCTCATCTGCTCAAAACCACCTATTGCACCAACATTTTTGTTAGAATGCCATTCCGCACTATGAGACTTCCAACTTGCACCGGCACGCCCTGAAGCTGCGGCAATCTTTTGGAGATTGATTACTTTCTTCTCGTAATTATCCATGGCTTGTGTAGCTGCTTGAACAGATGCAAATCCACCGCCGAAAACTATATCTTCCTTGCTTTTGTCAATAATACGATCATAGACCTCATTTATTGCTTCAAGCTGTTCCTTTACTCCTTCATAATAAGCGGTACCGTCCGGCCCCCCAAAGAAACTGGATATAGTTTTAGTTATACCGGCAAGAATCCCCGTAGTTGATGAAATTATACTGAATGGCTTTGTTAAATCAATGCTTTCAAGTCCGCTCATGATTTGCCCTAATCCGGAAATAGCACCGGAAATAGATTCAGGAACCGCAACACCTAGATTTGTAAGCATATCAACTAAGTTATCACCAGCATTTACCAACTGTTGTCCTTGCTGGCCTATACTATTCACAGCCTTTGTTAATTTGCCTTGTGATTCTAGACGCTCTTTCTGCGCATCTGACAGATTTCTCTCTGCCTGCTCTTGCGTTAGTAGTTTAGTTACTACCTTTCCGGTTTTATCAGTATATTGTCCGATAATAACTTCTCCACCCTCTTGTACAGTATTCAAATCCTCTTGCGCCTTTATTACGGCTTTAGTAGCGCTTTTATAGCCTTCAATGCCTTGCTTAAGTTCTCCGAAAGGATTTCTTTCTACAATCTTCAAATCAATATTACTAAATGCTTCTTGGAGGGCTTTTAAATCAGTTGGTTTTAAATCTTTTGCCGACTTATCAATAATCTCTTTCAGCTTATCACGCATTTTGGTGAGAGTTTCAGTAGACTGTGTATCCAAGTCCCCGAAGATATCGGCAAAATTGATAGACTTCTTTAGTTCATCAAAGGTTACTTCTTTCAGTTTACTATCCCGCTCTTTTTTTAGGGACTCTTTTTCACCTTTGGTTGTAGCTTCTACTATCTTTTGGTTGTATTCTGCATTTATAGCCACTTTCTTCTGTTGGAAATTGCCATATTCAACAAGATATTCATTCCAGGCCTGCGCCTCCTCCTTATAGGGGGCAATAGATTGTTTTATCAATTCGTTTGATATTAACTCGTTGAACTTAGATGTATCAACCTTTACCGTAGAAGGATCAAATGTCTTTTTCTTGTAATCCTTGCTTTTCTTGGCATTTAATTCCTCTTGGACATCAAACAACTTCTTCTGATATTCGATTTCCGTCCGGATATAATCTTCTCTTTGGCGTTCTAAGTCCTGTATTTCCTTCTTGTTATCCAATTCACGCTGTGCACGGATTTTAGCTTCTCCTTCTGTCATGGTATCAATACGGGACTGTATAGCCTGATTTTCCAAATCTTCTTCACGTCGCTTTCTTTCTATGGATTGCTTATCCATGAGGTCAGAGATTTTTTGGTTCTGGTCAACGATAGAGTTATACTCTTTAGAAAGTCCTTTATCATCATAGATTTTTAGTTTCTCCTTGGCTTCCTTTTTCTGCTTTATGAGAGCGTTATATTGTTTTGTAACTTCTTCCGGTACACCTTGGGTACTTCCTGACTTTAAAACCTTTAAATAAGAATCTTGAATTTGTTTCAATGCATTATCGGCTATCTCAACCTGTTGTTGCCAATAATCATAGGTTCCTTCTTTAGGTTGAGGAAAAATGCTTATAGTATTTATATGGTTAATAAAAGCCGTCTGTTGCTCATCTAGCTTAGATATATTATTCGAAATATCGTTGTATATCTTCTTTTGCTCTTGAAACGCTTTATTTGCAGCAACGATTTCGTCATTAGCTTTAGCTACAGCATTAGTAGAACCATATAAGCCTTTCTGTTGTGCTTCCAAAGCTTTATCTCTTTCCTCATTAGCTCTCAATAGTCTTTGGCGTGCCTTTTCTAAAGTTACTTGCTGATTCTTTAGTTTTATATCCTCTTTATCTTTCTTTACTGCAATATCCGCAACTTTATCCATATAACTTCGGGCTATAGCACTCTGTTCTATTTCTTTAGACAACGCATTATAAGCAAGTTTCAATTTGTCCAAATTTACTTTCTCTCCATTAATAACATCAGCATATTTAGGATATTTAGAAATCCACGCATTTGCGGCAGCTGTTCTCTCCTTTTGTGATGCCGAGGTATTTTTCAACTTTGTATAAAGCAAATCTAATTCTACCCTTTCTTTTTTCGACGCTTCAATTCCTTTTCTTCTAGCTAAAGCTAGTTCCTGCTCGGCTGAAAGTAAATCTAATATGTAATTCTTGCCTTTAACTAATTCTTTTCCCCAATTAATAACCTCCTTTCCATATACAGAAAGAAGTGTTATGCCTACGACTAAAGCCGTCTGCCAACTAATAATTGATTTCGCAAGCTGTTGCCATACAGGAGCGACAGCCTTAACGTCTTTATTCCCGGCTTTTAATTCTGCTTTAAATGCGGCATATTCTTTTCTCGCTTTAGCAATCTCATCTACAAGGATAGGAAAGTTGTTTGAAATCGCGAGGAAAAAGGCATTAGCACTTACAGCTAGTGAAGGAAGCTCACGGGCTACCTGTTGCACTGAATTGCCGAGTCCGTTCCATGCACTTGCATAATTACCGACATTTCTTTGATGATTCCCAATCGTTGCATCTAGCTCTTTTATTTTTGCATCTGCTTGTTGAATAGAAACTAATAGTTCTTTCCCAAATGGAGATGTTCGCTCACTTTCTGTCAATGTTCTATAGGCAGCTCTCATCCTACCTAAAGATTGAGAAAGAGCATCCATAGAAGTAGCTGCAGCGTTGTCTAACTTAGCATTAGCACTCAAACTCTGTCTTACTTCAGCAAGTGCTGTTTTATGAGTAAGCAAAGAGTTATTTAATTGTTCCAGTCTCCTTTGTTGAGCAGATGAAAGGCTAGAAGATTCTCCCTGTGATTTAGTGATCTTTTTTATTTCTGCGTTAAGTAGCCGGATCGCATTTTGCTCTTCTATTAATCTTTTTATGTTTTGCCCTCTCGTACCGAGAACATCACCGATTTCAGCTTTAAGTTCTTCATACGCCTTAACCTGCGCCTGAATAGAAGTTGTTTCCGATGTATTAGTAGAAGAATTGGTACTAGAAGAAGAAGCATTAATCCCCTTTGCTGCCTGCGACATTTTGTCCTGTGCCTGAATAATCTTATTCGAAGCATCAATAATTTTATTTGCAGACGCTGTCATCTTAGCCTCCGTCTCTCCTACCTTAGCGGCTAAGACATCATATTGAGTTGTGAGGTTCTTTAATTGTGCCTCCAAACCTTGCGCTATATCAATATCGACTTTTACATTGATACTTTTCAATGACTTCTTTACATTCTCGATTTCTTGCTTCAATTTTTGAAGTTTCTGAATGTCACTGTCTACATTTACAAATATCCCTGCCATATTTATTTATATATTTTCTTTTGGACTTGCCTTATTGCGTATTTTCTTGCTGCCGTCAACACATCATATCCTTTTGATTCTACAAAAGAGGCATAAGGCATTCCGTCAGCTAAATATAATCCGTCTCGTGGCTTTTCCGAGTATATCAACATATTTTCCGTATTTCTCACAGCTTCGGGATGCCTCCCGTCATCTCCCACTTCAATAGCTACTATACGTCCATCTCTTACCACACAGAAACCAGGAGCATTACGTAAATTAAATGTATGATTTTGGTATTCTCCGTTTTTCTGGGCGTAACGTATGGCGTCTTTTCCTATTTCTACTAACTTAGAAAAGAAAGCGTCCTCTATTTGTTTTTGAAGTTCGCTCAACCCGCTATCATCCCCTATGAATTCCATACTTACTTATTTTGACGCCTCCGTGATGCCATATCTTTACCTTTCACTTTCTTTATTTTATCTCCAAATACTTGATGTATTTTATCACGTTGCATTAAAACCAGATTTCTATACGGTATTTCATACACAACTTCTTTATAAGACAAATGCAAATTTTCCATGAACGACGCAATTTGTCCTAATAGCGTTTCATTACCGGCTATTTCGGTGTCGCTGCCAGCATACTTACGTTCTTCGCTAAGCCGACAGCTTTCTGAAAAACCGATACATCAATCATTGAGATCGCTTCTTCCACGCCGTTTACACACTCTTCATAAGTACCTTTAGAAAGTTCTTCAAAAAGACTATCATCACCGTTAATAAACCATGAAAGAGCATGGGCGTAGTATTTTAAATCTGCTAGAGAAAGGAGGATTTCTCTTAATGTTTCTCCCTCTCGTACATCACATAAGTACGATATAGCATTTGACAAATTATGTATAGTTGGAGGATATATTGTATACCCTTTCTTATTTACAATAATCGTCCTAAAATCATTCCCAATAATTGATTGTGATATAACTTTTGCCCCTTTGTTCATAACTATTTTATTAAAAGGGGCGAGAAACACAAATCCTCACCCCTCACCACTTTATAATATAGATAATGTCTCCGACGATTGCGCTCCAACTTCTCCTGAAGAGCCATAGTTTGCATTAGTTTCAGCGTTCACCCGCCTTGATCTAGTTGAATAACGATTTAGGGAAAGCGATTCAGCAGAAGCAAGCGTTACATTTTCAGATCTTCATACCCCTTCTTTTACTTCACTCGCATCAAACCAATATTCTGGCATAACAGCCTCATTTAAAGGTTCTAACATTGTTGCTACGACTGCAATACCAACCGCTCCATCAGTGTTAGCTTCACGAGCTACTATATTTGCATAAGGAAGAACACAATACTGATCGTCTTGTGTTAGTGCAATCAAACATTTTTTCACTTCCACAATACCACGAGCACGCTTCCATCCTTTATCGGTATTAATAACTTCACCGCCCATCAACTCTTTTTTAGTCGCATAATCATAGCGTCCAATCGTGAAGTTAAAGGCCACATCTCCCATTGTTTTTCCTCCCATACGGTAAGTTGAACCTGTCAGCTGATTTTTGTAAGAATCTTGTGTAGGCTCTCCTTCTTCGATAGTCCACGTGTCTTGATGCACATTTTTTATTTCGGTAGCAGACCCGTTTGCTTTTACCAAAGCATATAACGCTGTACCCGTCAAATCCGCTGATACTGCATCTTCATCGGCATACCATAATCTTTTTATATCAACTGCTGATATTTGTATATTTTCTGCCATATCATTTACATTTTTACATTTAATACCTTAAACTTTAAAACCACATTTACGTAACTACATTCAAGCTTCGCATCTTCTTCTATTCCTATCCGGTCTATTTCCCAATGATATTGAGTACTATCAAACATCCCACTTTCTCCTATAAAAAACAGTTTTGCAGCTCTTTCCAACTCATTTAATCGTACCGTATTGGTCTTACCACTGGCCAAATATGGAACGCAGATGTTAACATGAGGATAACATACCTCCCAATAAGTTTCTGGCTCCAAAAGATCTCTTACAACAATCACTATTAATTCGTTTTTTACACTTTTTTTAATAGCATTCCAGCTGTCGTAAACGTCTTTTATTAAAAAGCCTTTTAACTTATCACACAGAATCTTGTATATGTCAGTCGTTACAATCATACCCAAATATCACATCTACCCTTAAATTCCTCCGAATAGCATTCGGCATTCTTCTTCACATCTCCCTCTCCTACAATATTCCCTTCGGTGTCCAGACATCTGATATGAGATCCTAAAATAATCTTTTTACCCTCATAAACCACATGGTAATTATATACCCAGCGTTCACCATTGACAGAAACTTCTTTCTGTTGGGAGTTGTCATGGCAGAAGCAATCTGTTACATCCTGCCAATACTCTCCACCGGTTTCCGGTATTGGTCGGTTATACTCGTCATTCTCTTCCGGAGTAATAACCTGTAATTGCAATTTATGCGGATGTTCTTCTAGCATATCACCAAAATGTTACTTTAGGTTTATCTGTATTCAGTTCATCTTTCAGTCCATACTTATTGCATAAAAAAGAATAGTATGACTTTATCCCGGAAATATCCCAAGAAAGAGACTTTGAATGACCGTTTTCTGATACCGATTTAGAAGTAGCTCTAAGCAATAAGGAGGGAATAAATCTTGCAATCGCAACAGAGATAGACTGTAAATTGTCTTCAGTCATTTCCCCGTCTGGATCAACCCCAGAAGAAAGATTCATCTCTACCAAGTCAGCCTCCGACAATGATATGCCGAATGACTGAAACTTTTGCTTTATGTAGTCACTAATTATCATACTTACGCATTCATCGTATCCAGGTCAAAAATTACAATCTTATTGGGAGATGTAAATTCCGGGATCCATTCGGCTCCATATTCCATGAACCTGCCTTCATCCGTACGTATGTTGGAAATATACATACCACCTTCTGAACGGGTGTAAGTCTTTCCCGGAACTGGATCGGTAATTTCATACGGAGTATGCCAGCGCATCTTTCCCTGTTTAGGAGTGGTAAACAAAGAAATACGGTTGTCTTTAAATACCTGTTTGAAAGTGCCGTCTGACAATTCTACCAAATCTTCGTTGATTACGATAGGCGGCAAGCCCAATCCTCTAAAGATAGTGGTCGCCATCTCACTAGACATAAGCCCGGCAGACAGTTGGACTTCTTTAGAATCAAAGCTTTGTTTGTAGAATTCTCCGAAGTCCTTTGATCCAATAATGCTTTTGATAAAAGTCTTTCGGGACATTTCCATAGAAACGAACATGCCGAAATTAGTACGTAATTCAACGGTTTTCTCCATAAGATAACGAACAAAATTCAGTTTGTCTGAAACTTGCGGAGTGATACGATGAACCGGAAGTTCCATTTCAAGCAATTCAATTCCTTGCGGATTATCGTCTACCTTTACCGATGCTTTACCATCAGAACGAAGATCACCGTCCACAATATCCATACGTTTGTGTGGAGCAAGCAATACCTGACGCATATCATCTACAATATAGTTGATAATATCGTCCAGTGCAGCCCGTTGATCTGGTGTCTTCGCCTGATTGAACTTATTGATTAGTTCTTGAAGCATATCGAGTCTATCGTTGTCCATCTGGTATCTATCCCCCATATAGGCAACTTCGCCATATCCAGAACCCAAAGATTTACGCTCTCTTAACGGCTTGTTAGAGTTACGGTCAATTACAGAACCGGCAACAACACCCGTTACTGTTCCCAAATATGTTTTGAACACACGGGATTTCGTTTCCTCAAAATCGAGGTGCTTTTTCCAAAAGATTTGATCCAGTCTTAGAGCCTGCACACGGTCGATAACCGCTTTCACCACTCCCGGATCATTCAGTAATGTTTGAATAGTCAAATACATAGTTCCTCCTTTCTTTAATAAGTGAACATGAATCTGTCACCCAAAGTCTCCTTATCCTTATCGGAGATAGGAACAATGAGTCTTGTCGGTCTGATCTCGTACGCTTGGCCTATAGCGGTAACAGTTGCACCCGCTTCTACTTTAGTCCATGCATAATTTAAAGCTGTTGCTGTTGCTTTTGCCGTTTTACCGGCTGCGGCAGTAGCTTCAAACAATACCGCATCCTTTTCTGCGGCAAGCGTTGGCGAAGCGGCCAGAGTAACGGTATCATATTCCGCATTACTTTTGTCGATAGCTTCAATTGTACCACCATTTGTACCATTACCAATATGCATACCGACGTACGCAAGAGAATTTTTCTTGATCTTCAACGAAGTAGAACCGGCAGTGATCTTCTCGGCTACTTCAACGTTCAAAACAGCTTTTGCCGTTCGTTTCACAAAATCAAGAACCAAAGGGGTAAGAGGCGGGATCTGCGCAACCCCTGTCAAATTCGAAATATCCAGATTGAAACCACCGGAATATCTATAAACCGTTTCAAAACGGCACATTTCCGGCATTTGTCTCTCAATCGGATTTAAATCATACTTAAAACCTGCTGGCATAATTAATCCTGTTTAGAGTTTTTAATTTCTTCAGTTCCCTTGTTTATCAGGGCGGCAATGTCATTTGAATTGTTTTGCTCATTGCTTCCCGATTCGGGAGTTCTCACATCTTGAAATCCTGCGTTGGCAAACGTCTGCTTTGCATCCTTGAAATAGTTATCCAAGTTTACATCTTCGGGAATATTCAACATAGGAACAAGGTTTTCGGGAATACCATACTCCTTCGCTTTACCTATGATTTGCTCTTGACGAGTGGCTTGTGCCTTCTCTGTTTCAAATTGAGTAAGCTTATCAGAAAGAGGTTTAACGGCTGCATTAACTGCGTTCGCAATGATGGTCGCTATATCATCTTTCTCTTCTTCCGGCTTCGGTTTTCGTTTAGGATTGGGATTCTCGATTTTATTTTTCAATTCGTCCAATTGTTTTTGTAGACCCGATTTTTCGTTTCTAACAGTATCAATGTCTCCTTGAAAAGCCTTCAGAAGTCCTTCGACCCCACTAATAGCAGTTTCTATTTGACTTTCTTCAGTTACGGTTTTAGACAAGTAGTCAGCCACCCCGTCAAACGCTTTATCACCAAACCCAAAGGTTTTATACTTCGTTTTTAGCGCTACTAAGATTTTTCCTTTCATACTGTATGAATTAGTTTTGATTTTCAACAGCATAAAGTTACACTCAAAGAAGAAAGCTATAAAATTATTATATGAGGGATAAACCACAATTGAGCAATTGTGGGAAATTAGTTGTTATACATTGGATTTTTAGGCCAGAAAGGGGTATTTTATAAGATAAAACGGCAAAAGAAAAGCGGAGGTTAGTCCGCTTCTATTTTGATTCCATATCCATTATGACATCTTTTATGGCTTTTACATATTCTAAATGAATACTTCTTGATATCAAATGGATATAAATATGTCTGTCTGCCTTAATCTCAATAGGTGTGTTTATTATATCGGTAATTCCATTTGACAACATATATTTATCAAACATTCTTGAGAACAAATTGCTTCTGAATTTTTGTGGAGTTACTCCTTTATCCCTTCTTAAAATGTCGTGTATGTCATCACAGTAGAAATATAATATCAAGTTCTCATTATCATTGAAAATTTCACCTATAACATTTGATATTTTTAGAAGTACTCCAATATCAGTGGGATTATCACCTTTTACTCTCTCAAGTGTGACATCTGCAATTTCAATACTATCTCCAAATATTTCCCGCACCTCACACGGGATTATATCCAAATTAAATGGAGATAATATTATCCGATACTCATCTTCTGATTTAGAATTGATAGAAACGGAAATATCCATTCAGGGAAGATTATACGTTGATTTTAATGGTACAGTTCTTTTTATTGCGTAATTTCTCCTGTTGAGACATTTTTCTATCTCTCAACTTATTTACAAAGTCCAATAGTGCTTTTGAGGGATTTTCTATAACAAATACCTCTTGTGTGTAAGATGAGGGTTTCATATTCAATTCTCCTTTGTTTTTTATAAAATAACAGTACTACTGCTATCTTTGTTCGTAACGTATCAAAGATACATTGCTTTGATGTCGCAAATATAAATAATACAAATCAAGATTGATTGATTGATTGAACAATTAACTATATCTGTTATTGGTTTTTAACGGTTTTAACTTTTTAGAAACAAAAACCGCCCTTCTTGCGAAGGGCGGGAATGAGTTACAATGTTGACTCCGAGAAATCCAGTTCGTACACGATCATCTCATTATACACAAAGAAGTATCCTTCATAACATCCCCAAGTTCAGATAACGCAAATGATAAGGTTTTAAGTTCTTCTTGGGTAAAATCAGCAGGCTTGCCATTTATCAGATTCCCGTTTATCCGCTGATATAACCATTGGCGAGACTTACCAAAATAATGTTCTGCTATATAAGACATTGAAGCAAAATCCAAAACTTTATCTAGTTTTTCTTTTCTTTTTGCAATTTTAGCCAGTTTTTTTGCTTCATCTATAGCCTGTTCTGCACCTTTTTTAAACTCATTCAAGAACTCCTTTTTATCGGAAGGTGACAAAGAGTTTACATACGCATTAAAACGCTTCTTGTGCTCCAATTTTGCTTGTTCGGTCTTAGCCTTTGCAAAATCATCTTTCCACTTTTTAAGTTCTTCCTTTGCATTCATACGCATTATTTTTTATAAATTAAAGAGAAAATGGTAGCCCCTTATGGGGGACTACCTTTTTCTTTCAGCTTGTTTTTGGCATCAATCAAATCGTCTAGCGCATCATTGATTCCTTCTTCAAGCTCCTCCTCTGAAATCCAATCAGTTTCCCTTATTGCATTCCAATGGAGGGAAAAGAAGCTTAGGTCTTGCTCCGCAGCTTCAATCCGAGCCTTTAGCTCTTCTTCATCAGTCATATAAAGATCGCGATTCTTATGACACCACAAAGATAATAACCATTTGGTAATTAAACAAGCTTTTAGGAAGATATTTCAATGCAATATGAGATATTTAACTTTTGGAAAATAAAAAGCCCCGAACCTTAATTGGAACGGGGCTATGAGAATGTTATTTTTCTTTTTCCATATCAATATTATATATAACCGGATCGTATTTATTCATTTTCCCAGTTCCTAAATCAATTAGAAATCCCGGCCAAAAAAGAATATTCCATAAACTTTTAGCATTAAAATTAGATTCAATTACCAAAGGAGTATTAGCATACCCTTCTTTCTTAGCAATAACTGTTTTATCTGCCATTTTCTTTTTAACTTTTACAGTTACAGAATTTCCTTCTTTTATTTCCCCTAGTTTGACATTATTTGTACCATCATACAATTTAATACCGTTTTCTCCCGTGAAAGTAATGCCTTGATTAGACTTGGAGCAGATTGTCATACATGACGTAAATAGTACTGTACAACATAACAAAAACAAAATTTTCTTCATGATTGTGTGTATTTTAGTGTTTTACAATTATTTGACAAAGATATACCTTAAAAATAATTTCAACAAATAAATAATACACTTTTCTCTATAAAGGTCTATTTTTCTTTGATTTCAGCCACTATTTTTTCTAATTCAGCTATTGTGGTGGCTTTATAGAAGTCTCCTTTGTGCTGAATTAGGGCAGTAAGTTCTTCCTCTTTTATTTGATGTGTACTCAAATTTGAAACTTCATCACGGAAGAAATCAACTATATCACAATCTATAGCATCTGCTATTTCTTTCAGCTTTTTATAGGTTGGATTTCCTTGTAAAGTTAGAGTAAGAGTAACCCTGTTAACCCCCATCTTTTTTGCTACATCTTGTATTGTGTAGCCTTTTTCTTTAATAATGCTTTTTATATCCATATTAAAAGTATATTATAATAAACGCCACAAATATAAAACAAGAAAATCAATAATACAACAAAAGTAGCTATTTACTGCATCAAAATATTTAATTGTTAATAAGTATGTAATCATATACCATAACATATTTGTATATGCAAAAGTTTACTAAACGGCTACATTTTACAACTATAAAGTTTGTTTGTGTTACCATAAACCCCTACATTTGTAACATCAAAAAGGAAATAAAGTAATAACAACTAAAAATAAAGATTATGAAACGGTATTTTGTAAACGGTAAAGAAATCAGCGAACAAGAAGCAAAGGCAATCGAAGCAAAGAATCAAGAGTATATGAATAGTAACGACTTATCCCTTTGGGCTAAATGTGAGTTTATTACAGTAATCAATAAGTAAATTAACCAGCAGGGCGAAAGCCCTGCATAACCGTTAAAATATACGATTATGATAGAAGTGACAATCATCGTTTTAAGCCTGTTTGCCGGATACAAGATGTTCGGTGACGATAACGACAGGTTTTTCATGTGCTAAGCAAGAGCGACACGATAGTATCAACACATTAAATAGAAACATTATGGAAACAAAAAGTTTGGAATTATGGTCTACCGATAGGATTGATTTGGTAGAAGCGAAAAACGGTCAAGCCGTGACCTCTTCTTTGGTAGTTGCGGATTACTTCAGGAAGGCACATAAAGATGTACTGAAAGCGATTAAATTGCTGGATTGTAGCATATTATTCAGAGAGCGCAATTTTGCGCCTTCTGACTACACAAAGAAAAATGGAAATGTTAGCAAGGTCTACCCCATGTACTACATGACCCGTGACGGCTTCACCTTCCTCGCCATGGGTTTCACCGGAAAGGTAGCCGCCCAGTTCAAGGAAGCCTACATCAACGCCTTCAACGAAATGGAAGAGAAGCTCCGATCCGAGCGTTGCACCAAGTACGCAGAACGCATCGTCAAAAAGCAAATCAAGGAGTTCAACCAATCATTGCAACAAACGCTCGCTAGCGGTCGCAATAAACACGGAAGTATCTACGGTGGGATGATACCCTACGGAAAGGAAGAAGTTGCGTACAACCCAAAAGAAAGCATGGAATCGAATTTAAAGCGGATATTCGGGCAAGTACGTGAGATGTGCAAAGACGGCTTTCTAATGTCCGCACTCGCAGTCGAGACAAACAGGGTGTTACAAGAGTTTATAAATAAAGGGTAAGTCAGGGGCTTCGGTTCCGGCACATTAGTTGACGCCAATCAGCGGGAAAGGGTAGCTTAGGGCTGCCCTTTCTTTATTTCCGGACAAATCAAATAATATACTTTTTGTGTTCAATCAGTGCATTTGCGACAGTACGTGAAGATCTTCTGCTAGTTATCTCACAATCCGCATTTCCCTGAATATCTTTTCTTTCTATTTCGTCAGAAGCGAGAGCTTCAATTAGACCGACTGCTGCAAGCTCAACCTTACTCATGTTATCACGTATGCTTTGATTTTTAGAAAGCCCTTTCTTTGCCCGGATCACATTAGTAGTTCCTCCATAAAGAGGTTCATATATGGCATTGGTACAATTACGAAATCCATCCCCGGATACGCCATGAGCCGCCAATGTTCTTGTGAACATATTCCTGGTTCCGATAGATTTTAGGCGTTCAGCAGTCCAATCAGCAGACTTTCCTCTCTTTTCATACGCTTTTATGTATCGTTGGCCTATTAGGTCTGGATTCTTTTCTTCTTCGATATGCTGAAAGAAAACTTCATTGACCAATACGTGGAGTGCAGAGTCTAAATACTTAGCATAAGCAAGTGATATTTGTCTGTGCGCATACGAACCTCCTGATTTCCCGCGCTTTGACTTTATAATATGGTTCTGACACACATTTAAAATACCGCTTACAGTTTCAATCAACTGTTGAGTTACTTCTTGTCTTAACCATTGAGCAGGTTCTTTACCTTGTGGACTACCTGCAATTTTCCAAAGATCAGTTAAAGATAATAAATCTCCATCTCTACCAATATTTTCTAAAATATTAGCATCATACTTTTTAATTTCTGCTTTCTTTTTCATAGATTTGCATTATTAAATAGTTAATACTATCCCCATTAGCGGCTCGGACACTTCCGCTTTTGGGGATTTTAATTTGTCCGACTTTGTAGCAAGCGAGGATTCGAACCTCTTCACGCCTTACCGACCTGCTGAACCTGCCACGCCTGGCATATAAAAAAGCGCCAAAGGCAAGTTCCTCACTTCTCACCGATGGCGTTATATCTTTCAGCCGTGAGGATAGCCGTATTATTTTCTATGCACAAATTTATTTCATATCCAATTATAAGCCTAAAATTTTCACTTCTGGAAAACCACAATAAGCGAATTGTGGTTTATTTGTCTTTTGGGACTAAAACCGACTTATGCACTAGTAAACTTATAGCAACTCACTATTTTATTCTATATTTCCTACACTTTTTGTATAACCCCCGTATTTTTTCTGACTACACACTCTCATTTCTGTTCTTTTTGACTGATTCAGAAGATATAGAAACCTCACTCTTTTCTTCCTCCTCAATCTCTTTCAGGACTTCATCCACCCTTTCGGCATTACCGGCAAACAAAATTCCCTCTCTCCGGGACCATACTTTACCTTCTATTGCACTAACTGCCGTTGCTACTCGTTCATCAATATCATCAATCATATACGGAGCCAAATCCACGTCAATATCAATAGTCTGGGACGCCTTGTCAAATTCGGATGGGTTAATATCCGCCAAAGCTGATACCAAAAAGTTTACCCTCCGTTGAAAGAACTCTCCAATTACTTCCGCATGATTAGATACCGCCATGTGCGCACCCATAAAAATATACCTGAACGCTTTCCCTGAAATGGCATTTCCAAGACCTTTCAACTCTTGCGGTGATATACGTGGAGTATTCGTCAGATCGTACGCCCTGTTAGTAAGCCCTTCAAGTTCCAATTTAACCGTATCAGGAACCTGATTCCAGGTCAGATATTGAGCGTTCGCCTTATCTCCGGTCAATTGTATGATCCTGTTTCGTTTCTTTCCTGTAAAGCCTGACACATCCCCAAAGAGCATTAAATACGGGAAGAAGTGATAGTCTATACAATCGGCATAACTTGATAATATCTTCTCAATGCGTACCCGTATGGTCTTTATCTTATGGCAATAAGTCTCCGGACGATAACCATATAAAACAGGTAGCTTTTTGAACCCGTGCCTGAAAGACTTCTCTTCTACCGCTTCCCACCCATTCGTATTTTCCCACTGGTAAACATGGGTAGCAGTAACAGTTTGAAAGCATACTATTTCTACATCGTCCAGATCTTTCTTTTTATATTCACGTGAGAAAGCAACCAAATCTCCGGCATCATCAAAGAAAGGGTAAAGTTTATCTCCCCTGAACGGAGACCATATTACGCTGCGGAGCTTATTTTGCGGTCTTACACTTCCTCCGAAAGCCCTCTGTATTTTATTCCAGAATTTAGTCCAGAACGAATCATCTTTGACTGCATACCAGTATTCGGCACATTCCTGTTCAGAAAGCCAAGAACGAACGATACGTTTATTCTGGTATTTTATTTTATTCTTCTTCAATACTTGTTGAATAGCATAAAATAACCCATTTTCATCCTCATTTGACGGAACGCAATCCATCTTAGGCTCAACCCCTACTGTAAACGCTGTTTGAATATTGGTTATATCTTGCTCCAACGGAATAGATATACGGTTACACGGTTCTGTACGTTTTTTAGCTGGGATAGTAGTGCTTTTACCGGTACTATCATTCCATTCTTCCCTTTCCTTCTCTTCAACAACTTCGATGTCCGGGTATTTTTCTTTATCCACAATGATTTCATGCAAATCAGCGTTCCAATCCTTCCAGTTTTCACCGGTATTGGGTTCCTCCGTTTTACGTCCTTTCTTCAAATATTCGATCTTCTGATCTACATCTTCTAATGATAAAATCTCTTCTAATGTCATATTGATATATTTTTAACGTCCAAAAATCCCCGAATAATCCTTGGGTTTCTGAATTTTACCAAGAAGCTCACCCAATACATAATAACGAGCTGCATCGATGGCATGGTTATCATGATCTTCCGGTTCATTTATATAGTTCCCATCCTTATCTTTAGCCCACACATATTTCCGTAGTTCTTTTTGAAGATTGTATGAACGTTTAGTTACAAAAATCTCCATGGTCTTCATTTTGTCTATACCTGCGTTAATAGAACCCGAACCCTTTTCGACAGGATATATTTTTATCCCTCCATTGTGTATCTCTTGAATCAACCGTGGATCAGCACTATCGGCTATAACCTTCAATCCCCATGGACGAAGCGTTTTAATGATATCAGAGGAAAGAAGCCCGGTACGGTAATCTATTTCATCCAAGTACAAAGCATTATCAATAATTCCGCAGCGAATAGAGGCGGACGGGTCATGAGTATACCCGAAATCTTGCCCAAAAGCAACCTTTTTGCACCAAATCGGAAACTCATCAACAATGCCCCACTTCTTGAACACAGCACCTTCCGCCACGTCAGCCCACCGGCCGATAACCACGTGAGCATATTTATCTGGATCATTTACTTTCATATCCTCAACCTCTTTCAGAAACTCCGGTGAAAGATTTTCCAAATTATCAAAATAGGTAGTGTGAATATGAAGTACATTCGGGTGAGTGGAGATTTGAACCTGTACACCGTCAATCTCTACCAGCTTATGAGTTTTCTCGATAAACCGCTTATAAACCCAGTGATTGTTATCCGTAGGGTTCATCACTATAATGATACGGTTCTGTATTCCTAATTGACGGATTGAAAGCATGATTGTTTCAAACTCTTTTTCTGAAACCCACTCCTCTGCTTCATCAACCACAAATGTAGTAATACCGTGTATGGATTTTAATTTGGCTGTTTGTATTCCCGAAGAAGTCTTGATTCCACGGAACATTACGCATCCACCGCTTCGCAAGTTCTTTACATCAGTTTTTGTACTCTTGAAAAACTTGGAATGTCCGTCCAATTCCACCTTTTCCATAAATTCGGGAATAACGGATATATGAGCGGAAACCATCGTATAGCGTGTATATAGGATTTGGTGTACAATCCTTTTTGCAGGTGAAGGATGGCGAACCTCAAAAAGAAGTCTTTCAATGAAGGTGGAAACATTGAAGCTCTTTCCACTGCCACGCCCTCCGGTCACAAGGATAATAAATTTGTCCTTGTTGCGGTACAAAGGTGCATATATCTTTTGCGGTTCAATCTTCACTTTCGTTTTCCTCCATCCATTTATCTATGTCGATACCGTTTTCGGAATACAAGGTGCTGTCTTCATCCTGTGCAATAGGCGCACGTCCAAACAGCCTATCTTCCATGCCATCCAATACGTCAGTTATACCCTTTGCCGCGTTCCGTTTCAACCCTCTTGCAAGGATAAGCACCCACATAGGAGTGTCTTTCTTGTCTATGATTTTATCTATTTCCGACGGCGTGCACTGAAGAAGGTACAACTTGACCTCGTTCCATTCCTCACGCGACACGTTGTAGGCTTTCTTGGCAATGGTGTATAGTTTGGGCTTCCTGCCACGGTTTGCGGGCTGGTTGGTACTCGAAAAGCGGTTGCCTTTGCCTTTAATATGTTCGTATTCTCCTGCCAAAACGCTTGTTTAACGGTTGATTTTAATTATTCAAATACTTATTATTGCTTTTGCAATTTCACTATTGGTAAATCTAACAGAACGGGAACCACCTTTTTTGTTCAGCAATAAATTTCCTTTACTATCGTATGCAACAGCCGTTTCATATTTATTTCGCCTTATAGTTTCTTCTGCTATGGCAATCGCTCTTTCTTGTTTACTTCTGTTTTTACCACCACCGCCCCTTATTTCTCCCGAAGTCTTAGCCATTATCGTTTTCTCCTCTTTTTTTGCGGAGTCACCCCCACATATCCACCACGTCCAGCTCTAAACTCCCGTGCGTCTTTCCTTTCAAATTCACGAGTCAAATCACGGTTATAGATATCATATTGAGTGCCGCGTTTTGTGTCCTTGTCAATGGCTGCCGTTGTCGCAAAGCCCGATTTTGCCGGACTGTCAAAACGAGAAGCCACCTTATCAATCCATTTTTCCGCTTGCGATTGTGTACGGAAGCTCTTTTGCAACCACCTTGTATCCCCTTGTCGGTTTTGTACTGCCACAGACGCTTGATAATTTCCTCCACTACTTCGTGAGGAACTGCCACTTCTTACTCCTCCACTTGTTTTAGCCATTCTTACCTCCTTTCTTGATTTTCTTCACTCTGTTAGCCATGAACTGCTCCACATAAAGCACATTGTTCTGTGTACACAGTTCTTTTATTTGCTCACCACCGCCGTAAACAATCATGTTGGGGTTATCCTTTCCTGATATTTCACGGGCGATTTGTATTTCCATCTTCAAATATTCCTGCCTATCAGCATAGCCACGTGTGGCAAAAGCGTTGTAACCGTCAGGAATGCCAAAACGGTTGTACTTATAGAACTTTTGCGCCACATTGAGATCAGCATACACCTTTGCACCACACTCTTGCCAAAAGCGAGCTATCCAACGCTTCATGTAGATAAGCTGCAAACCATAGGCGATAGGGGTAGTATCGAACAAAGAAAGGTTAGGCTCTACCAATTCGGTACAACCACTATCCAATACCGAAACGGGATTATTCCAAATGTTGGTGAAACGGTAATCTTCCACGTAGAAATGATAGGTCGATATGCCTTTCTTCGCTCTTGTGTCCGCTCCCCACCCGGCAAACGGAAGAAGCAATCCGCTTGTTGGCTGATGGTCGATGAGCAGGTTCGGTATGTCAAACTCATTGTTGCTGTCATATATGCGGTCGCCAAGCATCATATCGTAAAAATCAACCTTCTCTATATCCTCTTCACTTTCTTCTTCTGACTGAGCCTCCGATTTGCTACTCTTTGGCTTCTGTTCTGCTTCCTTCCAGACCTCAAAACCCCAATCATTGAGCTCCTTGCTATCCCAGTCATTGGCAATCATATCCCAGTCAGTCTCTCCGAATGGATTATTATCTTGAATAAGCATCTGACGAAGCTTCTCTATCGGCATATTTTCCGGTAAAATACAGCATGGCACCTCTTTCCATCCTAAATGCCTATAAGCGTGTAAACGCATATTGCCGCCAATTACAATATATCCATTATTATGCGGGTAAACAAGAATATCCCTTGCCTCTGTCATTTCGGGAAGCTCTTTTATTGATTTACAAAGCTTACGAAATCTTTCTCCTTTGATAAGCCTGGGGTTCTTTGGCAATCTCTCTATTTGACCATCATTGGGATACACTTTAGATATTGCTATATTTTCTCTTTTTATCATACCTTGTTTATTATACCATTGTCTTTCAACCGAGAAATAATTCCAGTGTAAATATACTCTATATCCTTCCGAAAGTCCTTATAATTATTGTAGAGAACAACCACAGTTTCGATATTGTGGGAAATAAATGTTTTATCGCTGATATTTACCGACTCGGCAATCTTATCCCGAAGTCCTTTGGGCATTCTCCCACCGGCCAAGACACTGGGAGCATAAAGGAAAAGAATAATAAATATAAACTTCTTTCTGATATGAACGCTATCCTTATTTCCCGGACAATCCCTAAAGTCCTGTATTTCACAAAACCATTTATATATGGATGGAATATAATCCAGATCTGACATAATAGGAGCAGATAATTCAGACTCTCTTTCTGACAATATGGATTTTTGCTTTCTAATAGATTTTAACTCTGATATTTCTGAAAACATAGTACGATTATTTAGAAGTAAATAGTATATTTGTACTATGAATTATGGAAGGGCGTCTATCTGGTGGTTCGGGTGACGCTCTTTTACTTTACACTCTTCCCCCACATTTCCGCATTATACAGGGCATAAGCATATAGCTTTATCTCTTCGCTGGTGTCCAGGAATTCCACTTTCATGGCTTCCTTCATACATTCCGCCAGTAGGTTGCTGTTTATTTCTTGCTTCATAACTGATTAGTTTTAACATATCCATTTTCAATGCACCAACACAACATCTCGTAGGCTGCGTCAATTAATAAATCTGATTTAAACTCTTTATAGTAATCAAATTCATCAGACATTGAATAGTATATAGACCATACATCACAATCATAAGTGGATATTGTAAGATAATAAGTATCTGTAACTATATTAATTTCTTTCGGCAGTAATTCTATTATGTCCTGAAAGGTGTAGGTAGGAATTGATTCATACGACATAAACCCACAAGTTTGAAATGCCTTATGCAAGCTCAAAAACCATTTACCTTTTGATTTGTCATCAATACGGATTCCATGCGACACTCTCGCCCAATACATACTTGCATCACTTGTGTCCAATCTAAGTTCCTGCAAGTGCTTCATTTGCAAAATTGATAATACCCGTTTCATTTCTTTTCCTCCTTTCCTTTAAAATATTCTATTAGCTCTTTCACTGTGGCCTTATGATAATTTACCATGTTAGTATCTTTAGGTATATAATCAAAAGCTAATGTTCTATATACAGTATTACATGGTGAACAACATTCTGTTTTTGGATGATATGCCCATTCTTCTCCATTGGTAAACCATTGATTTTCATTTGTATCATCCCTCAATGCGGCAATAGCCAAGAAAAGCTCTTCGTTGGTTCCGCAATCAATAAATTTTCCACATAAGCAGCTATGTTTATCAAAAGGAATATCAAAAGAATCTGCAATTACATAATTAGGAGTATCGAATCCTTTTTCTGGATATTGATAAGCCCATATTATATTGCAATCATCCGTCCATTTAGGAGAGTTTTTGATATATCCCAACTCTTCCAGCTTCTTCCGGAGCTCCGGTGTATTTTTGCGTATAAACGTTGGTGTTGTAAATCCCATAGTTATTCTTTTTTAATTCATCCAATACTTTCTTCGCTATCTCATAGTAAGGCAAATCCCAATCAGAACAGATATCATCCACTTCATCATCGTAATGATTGACATTAACGTATTCACTTAGATATTCGCGAAAAGATTCGCCGTCTAAACCTTCATCGCCACAATCATCGTACATTCTCAATTCATGGGCTACTTTCTTACATTCTTGATGTGTAACAAAGTCATATACGGTCCCGTCATAGACATTTGTCTGACGAACATAATTTTGTCCCGGCTTTATCTTGCAGGCGCAAAACTCACACACATGTTCTTTCTTAGCTGTTGGGTAAGTTTCTTTTAGTGTTGTTAGCATAGTTAATCCTCCCATTCTGCGTCTTCGTATTGCATACAATATCCTAATAAGTTCAACTCTGGATCGTCCAATAAACATTCTTCTTGGTGTACACAATTCATGCAACACCATTCGTCTGATAATATACTCATTGTTATTCGTTTAACTACTCTGTTTTACGATTTTCTCTTAATTTTTCTTCAAACTCCGCAATGATGCAATCAGCATCACCGCCATGTACCCAGTTTTCTAAAATAGAGGAAAGAACCTCAATTGATTGCTTTGCATGCCATTCAGCACCGGCTTTAAAAATAGGAACAGCATATTTTTGAATTACTCCACTGGATATTATATAGTGTTCGGGATCTTTATGAATACTATAGTCATCATGAAGCTCTAGTATAATTTTCTCACGTTCACTTCTTGCTGCTTCTTCTAATGTCTGTTTCATATTATGGTTTATTAGATTAATATTTCTTCCCGTGCATTTTTTCACTGAGTTCGTTATACTTCATTTTCTGATTGCAACATGAGTCATTCCACCAGTTAATTCATGGCCTGTTATTGCCGTTAGATGCCCTAAATGCGGATTAATTTCGCTTTTTGACGCTAACTTCCTTGACATTTAACCATTGTAGTACTCGCAATGGTTGCAATCTTTTGGACTGCCGTACTTGTTTTAAACTTGTACGGCTTTTTTCTATATTCTTCATTTCTATTTTTATTTAAATTACACAAATAGCGATTGCTGGATACGTGATAACACAAATTTATTCGCATCAGCAAAGAACTTTTTTTTAATCTCAAATCCGTATGCCCTGCGTCCCAACTGGGCAGCAGCTAATAAGGTAGAACCGCTTCCGGCACATGGATCAATAACGACATCACCTTTGTCGGTGAATATCTCTATCAGTCTACGAAGCAAAGGAACCGGTTTTTGCGTGCTATGAACCTTCGGAGTTTCATTGTCCAACACCCAATCAAAGCAATTGAAGATCATCCGACCATCGTTGTTAAACTTTGGAAGCTTATCGCGGTAAAGCAACAATCCATATTCACAATTGCCGACTATCTTCATATTGGCTTTCAAGACTTGCGCTGAGAAGTTCTTCCTAAACACAAGATTGATGTAATTATTCAGCCCATATCTTTTACCCAGTTCAATATACCGGAACTGGTCTTCAAATTCACAAAAGATTATCATACAAGGCGCCTTGCCTTTTTCTTTGGGTTCCTTTACAAGCATTTGGGAGCAGAAGTGCATAAATTCGGCAGGGCGAAAATCTTTATCGGTATCAAAGAATTGTTTGCCGGCCTTATCACTTTCCCCGTTCTTGTTATCTCCGTCCACATACCATGAAGGGTTAGAAGCATAAGCACTATTGCCTAAATTATAAGGGACATCAGCTATAATTAGTTGAGCCTTGGGGATTCCATAAGAACGGAAATTTTGGAAATGGTCATTGAATAACTTAGGTTTTATATTTTTATCCATTTTAATCCTCCTGATGTTTTACTCCTGCCATTTAATACTTGAGATATAGCCCCTTTACATAAACCTTTTGATTTTTCTGCTAATCTTACAGATTCAAAAACCTCGCCTGTGTTAACACATTTTACCATTGTATAAGAATGTCTCTTTTGATGTAATTCCCTATATGCATGTTTTAAATTATCACTTCGGCTACACCACTCTAAATTATCAACATGGTTATTGCATTTATTACCATCTTTATGATTAACTTGTTCAAGGTTTAAAGGGTTATTTATAAAGGTTTTTGCAACAAGTCTATGAACTGTGAAAGCCTTAGTTTTATTCCCTATTCTTAGCCAAACGATACAATATCCATTATTTTGAATACCGTATTTAATAATTCTTCCTTTATGTATACATGTATGTCCATTTTTACAATATCTTTTTCTATCAACAGATTTTATTCTACCAAAAGAAGATGCTTGGTATGAATAGTCTGTTTCAGGAATAATTTTCCAAACTTCTTGGAAATGGTCATTATATAGTTCTATTTCTTTCATTTCTGTTCTGTTTTGAATTATTTGAATAATTTTTTCATGGACTTATTTATAGCCTCCAGTTTATCATCCATTGACGGATGAACGTACAGGTTCATAGTAGTGGACACATCCGAATGTCCTAAAATACGGCTCGTTGTCTTCATGTCAGCCTTGGATGCAATCATCCGGGTAGCGAATGAATGCCTTAGCCCGTGGAACTTGATACACCGATCCAAGCCTACTTCATTCAAAACAAGATGCCTGTAATAATTACGATAAGTCCTTGGCTCACAAAACTTCTCATCTCCGGTAGTAACGTAAAAACTATCATTATAGCAAGCCTTGAATCTTTTCAGGATATTAAGCAAATCACGCCCCAGCGGTATGTCACGACGGCTCTCTATTGTCTTAGGAGTGAGCTCTATTACCTTACTCTTTTTAGTATCAATATCTAGAATACGTTCAATTGTGTGAGTTACATGGATACATTTGTTATCAATATCTATATTCTCCCAGCGAAGCCCGCAGATTTCACCGATTCTCATTCCTGTACACAATCCGATTAAAATGCCCAGCCGTTTAGGCTTTGGATTATCCACGATGTATGATATGATCTTTCTTTGTTCCGCCTCCGTATAAACTTCCAGATCTTTTGCCCCTTCCATATTAGCGGTAGGGAATTGAACACGGTACTTGACATACTTTACCTCGAATCGTTCCATAGCATAATACAGAAGCATTTTGAAAGATATGAATATATCTTTAGCCGTTTTCACGGATAATCCTTCTTCAATTAAGGAAAGCATGAATCTCTGCATTTCGTCATTGGTGACATATTCCGGTTCTTTATCTCCATATATAGGAAGAATCTTTCTTGTAAACTGAAAGACATAAGCAGAACATGTACTTTCCTTTACCAACTTACGCTTCACAGGAAGCCACTTATCGTATATCTCTTGAATCGTCATAATGTATTTCTTTTTTTATTGTTAGTTTATTCCCAGGATCTTTTATTATGTCGCTAAAACCTAGAGTATCATCTTTACGGTTTAGAAGGATATACTTCATATTTACTGATTTTTCCAAAACATCACCATGATAAACATACCCCATGATACCACGAATTGACAAGTTAAGAAGCAGAATAGGTATCGAACGTGCAGACAACTCCCAACATGTCACTATATTCTGTGAGGGGAAATGCTCCCATGGCATCTTTTGCTTACAGCGCTGCCACCAGTCAGCGATTATCATAGAACCATTCCCTGCTGTGGGCTCATGAATTGAACCGGATTGACTTGTTAACATTGAACAAAGAACTCCAAGACTATTCGGAGTGAAATCCTGCTTCTTCTGTTTGCGTTCAGACAATTCTTCTTCGTATATTTCTTGAAACCAATCGTAAGACATGTCGTTATTATTAAGTCGAATCAATTCTCTATAAACGTCATTCCGGGCATCGATATCCCCCTCGATCAGATTCATTACAGCAACAGGAAGATCTTTCAAGTCTTCGATGCCAAACAGGCTAGATAACATCTCTTTTCTCATATGATTTGTAATTAGGATTAGATCTAATAAAATCCCGGCTTTTTTTTTCAGCCCTATGGATATCCGATGAAATTCCCTTGGCAACTCCGTACATGTACTGGAAAGGGAAAAAGACCAGAACACCGGATATTATATTAGATATAGTTCTTTCAATGGCGGCAGAAGCCAGTTCGACAGCTTCGTCTTCATTCCTCATCACTCCGTTTTTTATGATACGTCCTATCAGATGTTTCCGATACCCGTACAGCCGTTTGGCTACCGTTGTATAATCCTTGGATTCCATGGAGGATATAACATTATCTATAAAATCACGGGCGTTCATATACGATTCAAGCGGATCCCGGTTAGCCCTTTCATGATAAACGGATTTGATCTTCTCCGACATATACTCGCTTCTATCATAGGCTACAGGGTAACCGTTTTCTATTACGATTATTATGTTTCTGGGAACCAGCTGGGGGGGAATCCCTTTACTTACACAAAACAGCAATCTTGGCATATTAATGCAGATATTCCCATTTTCCCCGATTAATTGTACCATTCCCTTTCTTAAAACTAAATTCTTATTGGTTGATAAATTCCTGACCGATAACGTAGCTATATTTAGCTGGTAATTAGAGTATCCGGGGACAGATTTCCATTCTATTTCTTTCATTTCTGTTCTGATTTGAATTAAACTTCTTATTCGCAAAGTCCATGATAAAGGCTCATGCAACTATATCCACCTTCTGGTTCAAACATATCATCCATACCTACATCGTTACGGTTTACATACTCGAAAACTTCCTGTACCGTTGGGTAAGTTCTATTCTTGCAGAAGCGTTTGGGGATGTAACCGGGTGAGAAGAAAGACGAACCTTTTGAAGTTTCTTCTTTTATCCTTTGCTCTGCATCTATCAAGCGGTTACGCCCGAACTCTTCTTGTGAAATGAGTTTGACTTCCTGCTTTCGGCACATAATACAAGGATAGCAACCAACACGGGAAAATCCACGAGAATATAAAGGATTTGGCTTTTGTCCGGCAGATAAGATATGATTTATTACTTCTTGTGCCGACCACTGAAAAATCGGACGGGAAACGCTTGCATCATAGTGTTCACACCATTTAAGTACATCTTTTCTACGATAATCCTGCTTCCATACTTCAACAATCTTTCCTTTGCGATTCTTTTTAATGCGTTCGTAATACTCCCCAAAGTAGTTGCATTCATAGGGAAGTTTAGCACGCTCTTTACTTTCCTTTGCCCGGATGCCTTGTATAATCACGCAAGGTTCAGTAAGTGAGAGAATGTAATCAATCATCGGTTTAATTTTCAATTCTGAAGTACAAAACCTTCTTTGGGAAGACGGGAACCGGGAGCGCTTGATAGACATATCTACAAAATCAGTATATTTCTTGCTTCTCAAAACTACTAATTTAACATCAAGCTGTTTGCACACGTCACTAATATGTTGATAGGTTTCGGGATGCTCCCAACCAGTATCACAGAAAACAGCTTCTATTTTATCGGCTCCGTATTTATTGGCAGCTTGGATCAAGCAAGCTTGTGAATCCTTTCCGCCAGAAAAACTTACTATTATCTTCATTTGATTCCTTTCTTTCTTGTTATACGCAAATCCTTGAATCATTCAAGAACTTGCAAGGTTGTTACTTGGTCCTATTCATTAAAAAATTGTTTATCAAACTCCTTAATGCATTCAAATAAGTACTTTGCAATGCAAGGGTTAACAGCATTTCCTATTGAGCCAACTCTGTGTGTCCAATTGGGAAACCCATCATCATTTCTAACAGTGCTATGCGCTGGGATTTCAAGAATCCTTTTTGCGCAAGTATATCCGACACTCGTATCTGATGTCCACTGTTTAAATATCGAGTTAAAGCATCCATCGTTGCAAATGTCGCCTTGTAATCCGATTTTATCGGAGTAGGCAATAAGGTAAAGTCTTTCCCTTTTGTGTGGGTATCCAAAAGCGTAGTTTGATATACATTGCCATTCCGCATCATACCCGATTTTGGAAAGGTCGCATAAGACTTGTTCGAAACCGGAAATAACGAGAGCTGGCGAATTTTCAACGATGACGTATTTAGGTCTAACCTCCCATATAATTCGGTACATTTCACTCCATAACCCGGAACGTTTGCCTTTAATACCTTCACGTTTTCCGGCAACGCTGATATCTTGACACGGAAATCCTCCACTAATGATGTCCACATATCTGAGTCCGGCTGTTTTTGTAATATCTGTGAATCTTTCTGCATGAGGAAATTTGTTTTTTAATATTTCACCTTGAAATCTTTCTATCTCACAATTCCACAAAGTATCAATGCCTGCCATTTCAGCCCCCAATTCAAAGCCGCCAATCCCGCTAAATAAAGAGCCGTGTGTTAGTTTACTTTGTTTCATCACCATTCGTTGTTTAATTAATTGCATCCATTAAGTAGTCTGATATTGCGTAGACTACCAGATAAAATAAGATGTTAACTCCTAGGAGAAGGAGGATGTTTAGCAACACTCTCATAACTAATCCAGCTCCTCACTACTTTTGAAAATATGAGCGAACGTACTTTTTTCGTCTGATAGATTGAGACCAAGTTGTGACGGAAAACGCTTGATGTAATTATAAAATTCAAACATCTTTTTATCATCATCTCCACATCTGTCAATTAACAACCTGATAAACGCAAGAAGACAATCGGAGTCGTTGCCGAAATTTTCCTGAGTGGAGAACTGGGTTTTGTCAACATCTTGTTTTAATTTACGGATAGCGGCTATTGCAGTGTTGAAATTACGTTTTGCATCGTAACGCAGTTCATAGCCTTGTTTACCCATTTCACTTCTCAAGTCATAGAGAAGGGTTTCTACAACATCTGTCAACACATAGGTTAAGTTGAGTGTTGTATTAAGATTTGTTGTTCCTACTAACATGATTTCACTTGTTTCTTATTTGAATGAATCCTCGTTTTTCTGTCTCTCTAAGGAGTTTCATATCTTCTTCCTTGATATCACAGGGAGTCTCACCGTTCACGGTAGTATAGTCCGGGATATTAAACTTATCCCTGATTCTCTTTTTGATTCTGGGTATATCTTTGGGATCAAGATGCCTTGTTTCCCAATAAATAGTTACTTTCATGATTCTTGCTTATTATAAAACTCTTTCAATTGCATTTTCTGCTTTTTAAATCTTCTTTTAACCAACTCATCCATTAAACTGTTAGATATACGCAAGGCATTGATAGCAGATTCATCACCAGATGATGCACGCTTTTCAAGTTCCGTCCTATACTCTTCATAGAACATACCGGACATAGACTTTAATTCATCCTCTATATGCGATTTATGCTCATTCCAGGACTGGGTGTCGGCAGCAGTACATCGTTCTTTATTATACTCACGAAGCCAACTCATAATCACCTGCCCATCAATACGATTGTATATTCGTCCGTATTTCATCTTCATGGCATTTTTAAAACAGAGTTTCAAGTCGTCCATTTTGAAATACGGATATTCCTCCATAATCAAATCAACGGTTATAGCTACCTGAACATCAGACATAGTTTCAGTAGCATTGAAAAACTCCAAAGCATCGGCAAGTAAAAGAACAACGGCAGCTCTTGACTTTGTTTCTCCAAGTATCCTTGTGATTGTTCCTATTGCTGGTTCTGAACTTAAAAATACATCTTCAATCGTTTTGGGGCGAAGCATCTTGCAATATCGCTCCGGCGAGGTCTTTAAGGCGGCTAACCGACTCTCTTCTTGTGGCGGCAGTATCAGTTCGTTTTCCATTGTAATTACCTTCTAAAATTTTAGTGTAATTTGCTTGTTTAAATATCCAATCAAAGTTACACTTCCAGTTGCGGTCATTTCCTCCAAGAAGAAAGGGACTCTGAAGAACAAGATTGAAAGCTGTTCTGACGGATTCTTTGCCATATTGGGATATCCGGGCTTTTACGGCTTTTTTTCTATCCTCGGTCATTGACTTTATCTGCTGAAGTTTGTCCTTGAATGTAGCGTTATAGTATTCCATTAATCCATTGTAATCAACCTTTTCAGAGAGGGAGGGCGAAGAAAGCTTGTCTTTCTTTGATACTCCGTTAGGAGTATTTTCTTTCTTTTGATTATTAAGAGACATATCTATGCACTCTCTTTCTTTATCTTTCTTTGTATTTGTGCCCTCCGTGTGCCCTAATTTTTGTGAAAATTCAAATTGTGGCGGGTTATTATTCATAGGCTGTGCCGCAAGTTGTGCCTTTAGTTGTGCCCATTCTTCTTTTAAACTATTGATCTCCACGTTAATATCCGTGCCCTTAATTGTGCCCTTAGTTGTGTCTACATCGTTATATTCGTCATATTTGCACAATGTTATGATATTGATGCCTTGCGTACATTCAGAAGTTATCATGCCTTCTTTCCGTAGGTGCTCCAAAAAAGAACGGACTTTCTTTTCTGACCATTGCCAACGTTTTGCTAAAAACCTAATGGATGCTGGGTATTGCCCACGATTATAGACCACCTCTCGACCTCCGATACACTCCTTTCGGGGCGTTGCATCAAATCGTGCAGACTGTATTAAGTCTAACCACGCTTCGCAACTGCTAAATGTCCGGGCTTCATTCCACATTATATTCGAGAAGAACCTGCGGCTTAGTTTTATAAATCCTTTATCGTTTTCCATTTGCTTAGAATCTTACGTTAGTTAATTGTCTACCATTAGAATAAACTACCCACTTACCGTTACCCCTATCAAACAGTCGTAAGTCCGACACCTCCCCGAAACGTTTGATGTTACCGCATAAATCCACAATCCAACCACATTCTTTAGAAGGATGCGGGCGGATGGCACGACCGACTATCTGCTGC